GAATTTATAATGAAATTTGGGCAAACTATAAACCAGTTGATCCATCTACTAAAAAGTCAAATCGCGGAAAAGAATTCCAAGGCGATAAAAACATCGGTTAACCGTATAAAATGATTGGAGACGGAATAATTGTTGAGTCAATTGCCAGCTTTAAAATTACATGGAAAAATCCAGGTAATGGAATGCAGGCAGTATGGGATCAAGAAAATCAGGTTATTGAAATTCACGGAAGTGATGTTTATCCAGACTTAGATTTTGTTAGCGCAACTGGTCTCTCTACCTATTTTACATATTCAACAGCTGACAAAATTATAGGTTTGTTAAAAAGAATTAATGAAGTTATTAATATTGAATTAACTGAATTATATAAGTCAAATGATCAAGCAAATGAAGCAGTTGAGGCAAGCTTTGCAAATGAAGTTCCTAAACCAAAAGAGCCTGATGCTGACGAAGTAAGCCCTGAGTCAAATGATACCAATACAATTCCTAAAATTAAACCTGAGACTACCGGTACAGACGATGAAGTTACTAATGAGGAAGAACCTAAAGTTGAGCCTAAGTCACCCGAGTCGCCTAGTGAAGGATTTTCATATACTGTAATTGTACATGGAGATAACTTAAGATTTATTGATGCAAGTGTAGAAACCCAAAGTTTAATAGTTAAGCATAAATTATCTAATAATATGGGAGTTAAAAAAGAAATTGAAGAAACTTTAGATAATAGTTCAAGAATTTGGGCAACTGTGCAATTAAGTGGTTTATTTAGTGAAACTCATAACTTTAATTTTGAAAAATTTAATATACAAACTGAGTCAATCAATGAAAATTTATTAGTACAGATAATTCCATCAATGCAGTTAACATTTAAGCCTGGAGAAAAGATGTCAACTCCAGATACCGAAAGGGAAACTTATGTTAGTAAAATTGCACTCACTAAGAATCAAGCTAAATTAAAAGATATAAAAAACGAACTTGCTTTATATAGAAAGTACCTAACCGATAACAATATAGCTGTCCCTACTCAAGAAGAGATTACCGCACATAAAAAACGTACTATTAATAATTAGCAAAGTTCGCTAATAAATAACTATAAAAAATAAGACAAGATGGCAGGTCTACCTCATTTTAAAAATTCAACCGCTGGCCCCGCAAGGTATGAGCCAGTTTACCTTAATCAATTTGAGGTAATTATAATTGCTCCACCCGCAGTTTCGGGTAAATTAGGATTTACACAAAATTTAACACTAGAACATGTTAAAACAGTTGGACCTCTTCCTGAACTTGCAGGTAACGCAGGTGGTCCAATTATTACGCAAAAATATAAATTTGCAGAAAGAGCATATGCAGCGGCTAAACCGCAGACAACTCTTCATAAATTTATAATTACATTTGAACTAAACTTAAATAATACAAATGATAATTATATCTATAATGCATTTAGAGCATGGGCAGATTTAATCTATAATCCAATGACTGGTCAACAAGGTTTAAAAGTAGACTATGCAGGACCAACCGCAAATGCTGCTTCTGTCCAGGTTACAATGTTTAACCGAACTGGTGCAATATTTAGAGAATATGTATTTAGCCCAGTATTTTTAGATGCAACTAAATTGACTGAAAATACACTCGACTATTCATCAGATGGTCAAACAAGTATAGCCACATTAAGTGTACCGTTTGTTGCAGACCGCTATGTTGAAACCCGAGTAGGTCAATAAAAAACATTTATATAAAAATGGAAATGTTTAATGTAAAGCGCCGAGATAATCCATCTATGGATAATTGGTCAGATATAAAGAAACCTGCATTTGGAGGACCCAAAGAAAAGGCTGATTTTGATAAGGCTAAGAAAATTAAATTAAAAGAATATCAACGAATTGTTGAGCGTAATCCTGATGCTGAAGGCGGACGTTTCAATCCAAATTATGACTCTGCCTGGAAAGGATTTACGAGTGATATTATATATAGAACAGCAAAGAAAAAATCATATGAACCCATGTATGCAAAAACAACAATTGCAGTAATAGATGCAATAGAAGAAGGAAATATTATTAGATTCGAAGAATTTATTAATGAAAACATAAAAAACAAATTTGAAGAAGAAGAAGAAGACGATCAATTCTATTTAGAAGAAGATAATGACGTTGATGATGAAGTTGATACATTCAATGAATTTGAAGAAGAAGAAAAAGTAGACTTAGGCTATGAAGTAGATGAAGAGCAATTAGATAAATTATTAGAAGAATTTGGAGATGAGCTTCAAACTATGATTACTAATATTTGTGAAACTATGGAAATGGAAAAATCTGAAGTTTGCGACTTATTATGTGCAGCAATTGAAAAGAAATGTAATGAAGAAGATTCAGAAGAAGATTCAGAAGAAGATTCAGAAGATAAGGCAAACTATAATGAAGATGATGTATAATTTTAACTAAAAAATAATTTTATATTAAAGCAGAGATATTATATTTCTGCTTTTTTTATTTAAAATCATTGCCTTTTTTTAATAGTTTTAAGGTTTGGAATATTCTCTAAATCTCCATCTAAATCAATTAAACTTGGATCAAATACAACTTCTGGATATGCCCCTATTAAAAAATCTAGAGTATTTAATATTGTATTTGAAGAAATATTTGAATTAATATAAATTATTCTATTATATTTACGGTTTCTAACATTTACTGCTTTGTCTATTAATTTCTTAATTTCATAATTTATTAAAAAAGATTGAATTTTATTTGGAACAACAATATCCTGTTCAAACTTTTCACGTATTATTTTAGTTACATTAAGAAGATAATCTGATTTTCCTTTTTTATTTAGTGCATGTACAAACTGTTTTAAATCCTTAACGAAAACTATTTCTAGTGATCTATCTGTGTTATCGATCATTTATGTCGATTTTTTTAACTTCAACTCCTGCTCTCCGCAAAAAGTCTAATCCGTTGGTATCACGGTATTCTTCTAAATATACAACTCTAGTAATTCCAGCTTGCATAATTAATTTACTACAGTCAGTACATGGAGAGTATGTTACATAGAGAGTAGAGCCATTACAACTTTGAGTTGATTTAGCAACTTTTAAAATTGCATTAGCTTCGGCATGTAAAACATACCATTTTGTTTTATATTCTTTAAATGAACCGTCTTCATTATTAATAACCTCTTCACATTCATTTTCAAAACCAGCAGGAGTACCATTATACCCATCTGAAATAATTGAATTATCTTTAACAATTAGGGCTCCAACTTTTTTACGGTTAGCATGCGATAGTTGTGACCATGACTCTGCCATAGAGATATAAGTTTGGTCAAACCTGTGCTGTCTACTTGAGTATTTACGAGCAAGTATCATTTTTTATTTTTTGAAATATTTTTATATATCCATTTAATTAGATTATTACCATCTTGAAAAATCATATATTGTTTATCTTCACTACTTATTGACTCAAATACGGTTATTAAATTTGAACTTGGGGTTCCGTTTATCTCTATTAAATTAGTAGTCGGTAAAGGTAAAGATTTCGGTTTAAATTCAAACTCTAACATTTTAGAAGAAATATCATAGTGTTTATCATATATGTGATATGAATTAGAGACATGAGTATATGAACCAAGTTTTAATTTTGGATAAAATTCTTTTAAGTGAATATACATTTGTAATTGTAATGAACAGAAAAATGCAACATCAGTTGGAGTACCCCAGATTGCATCATTACTTCTCATAAATACTGACATATAAAATTTATTATTTCGTATATGACAATTTGCATACATGGTACATACAAAATCTTTATTATTAGAATATTGATGGATTGGCATGTTAAAGTGCATTACTGCCTGCCTAGTATTTGAATCTTTTATTAAACTTTGAATTGCCCATTGATATTGTGAATAATTATCAGAATTTTTAAGTGTAAAAATTAAATTACCATAGGCTGAGTTAACTGTTCCATCCTGATTCTGGATAGATTCCCAAAACTTAGCCCATTGTGAAATAAATTTAACATCATTACGGCCTAAATAATACCATAACAACTCAGCCGCAATATATGTGGTCTGAGATCCTCTAATTTCATTTGTATATAAACAACTGGTTGGATCTTCAATAACTAGGGCAACATCTAATAATTCTTTACTAGTAGTTCCGCGAGCACCATTTTTTTCACCATTAGCCAATAGATAAGAAATTGAGTCTTTATAACAAGCGGCAAATGATTGACCATTAAATACTAACATATTTAAATTATACTAAAAAAACAGATAATGGTTTAGGCTGATTTGATATCAGAGAAATGATCAGAATTTTCAATTAATAACTTAATATCAAAAAACTCTTCAGGTAAAGGATCATGTGAAATTACAAAAATAGTCATATTATATTTTTTAGAAAAGGTT